CCGCAATGCCGGCGAGGCTTGAGGCGATGCCGCCCCACGGAGATGGAGTGGCTACGATGTGCAGCGGCTCGACGTTCTTGGCGACCTGGTAGGCCGCGAGGTTGCCGCGGCGGATATTGGATTGCAGGTCGATGCCCTGCTGGGCCGTCTGGAACGCCTGGCCGGCGGTCTGCTCCAAGCCGAACTGCGATCCGCCGTAGCTCTGCATAGTGGCGAGCGCGGCTATGCGGCTGCGCGCGTCCTGTGCGGCTTGGGCGAGCTGGCCACTGATGGCCTGCTTCACCTCGGGGGTGGCGTTGGCTTGGCCGCTGAGCAACAGGTCGCCGGGAATCTGATTGGGGTCGGAACCGTCCGTGCCGTCCTTCTGTTTGATCGAGCTTGGCGTCATGTAGTCGGTCAGGCGCTGCTGCTCGGTCTGCTGCTGCTGCTGCTGCGCGGCGGCATTGACATCGGTGAGCGCCCCCTGCCGCGATGTTTCCGCCTTTTGCCGCGCTGCTTCGTCAGCCGCCAGCTCCTTGCGCTGGGCATCCTGCTGGTAGGCCACCCATGCCTCGTTGGCGGAGTTTTGCTGGCTGATGACATCCTGCTGTTGCTGGTAGTTGACCAGCGCAGCGCCGGCGGAGATCATCATGCCAACCATAGGATCGCACATCATTGCCCCCCATACGTCGCATTAGCGCCGGCATCGGGCGGCTGCGCCTGCATCCCCTTCTGGACGTAGTAATTATTGATTGAGCTCTGTAGTGCTGCCGCACCGCCAACTGCGAGCGGGGTGAATATCGCGCCCAGCGGATTGAGGTTGGGCTGCGACAGTTGGCCCTGCTGGACCATGGAGGTTGCCGTATTGGCGGCGATGGTCGGATCTTCGGTCGAGTAGAGCTGATTGATGGCGGTCGATTTCTCGTTCAGGATCTGGTTGCGTAGCGCCGCAGTCTGTTGGTCGGCCGCGGCACTAATGGCGGCCTGCTCGTTGAGGTTCTGTTTATCGAGGACGCCCTGCGCATAGGCGGCGCCGGTTGAGTTGAGCGTGCCGGCGCGGGCGAGGCTGTAGGTAAGATCGTTCACCGCCTTCTGATACTGATCCTGCAACTGCGGCATCTGATAATTGAGAATCGCGTTGGTGTATTTGTCGTAGAACGGCTGGTTGAAATTCGCCGCGGAGAAAATATCGTTGATCTGCGCCGTGCCGGTGTTAAGCCGCTGCTGCCTGGCGGCCTCCTTGGCCGCAGCGTCCGCCGCCTGCTGTTTCTCGAATGCCACCATCTGGTCGTTGCTGGGATGCGATTTTCCGCCCATGTTAGAAGACCTTCCTCATGACGACCCCAACCTCCTGCGCGCCAAATTTTTTGAACGCGTTTGCGAGGGTCTTGGCGCGTTTATGCCCTGAGCTGATGACGATGTGCATGCAGTTGGCGTGCTCGACATCCCGACACATGTCCATCGCAGCGGAGATCAGTGCACGCCCGACCGGAGTGCCGGCAAACTCGGGGATGACATAGATCTCGTCCATCACCGCGAGCGGCTCGATGCAGAACGAACGGTCGATGTGATAGGAGATCATGCCGATCACGTCCCCTGCGAGGCTCGCAATGATGTGCGGGCACATGCCCGTGCCGATGACGTTCTCCAGGAACCGCTGCGACGCCTCGCGCGAGAACGTCAGATGCGCGGCGTAGCGGCTCTCATGGAAAAACCGGTCGATCAGATCGAGCAGCGCCGGCACGTCGGCGACGGTCGCCATGCGGAGCTGGATGATTGGCGTGCCGCGGTCAATTTTCGGGACAACGTTCATTGATCCACCGGTAGAGCATGAAATCCTCGCCGCCCTTTCCTGCCCGCCGCAGCAGCGCCTCGGGCTCGCCGCCGAGCAATGTCACCCATCGCCGGACGTCCTCGCGGCTAGCAAGCGCCCGGCATTCCATCCGGTGATAGCCGGCCGCGATAATCCTGGGCAGCATATAGCGCCTCACGTGATTGGTCACGGCCCGCATTACGAGGCCCCATTCGTCAGTGCCAAAAGCAAAGCATCCGCCAACATGAGGCCACAGCTCCGTATAGCCCCAGACGGCGGCGGGATGCTGTTTCGTAGCGACGTAGTATTCGCGTGAATGCATCAGCACTCGCGAGGGGAGAAAGGTGCGGGGATCGGAAAATGACGACATTGCCGCCATCTCGATGCGATCCTGCTCGCGCAGGTGCTCCACCACGTAGGCAAGGGCCTCGGGCGTCCCGAAATCGATGTGTACGCTCATGTGGCTTCGGCGAGCTCATAATGGATCACCATGTTGGACAGCGTTAGCGGACCGGGGACGGACGAACGCAGCCGGAGAGATATGTGCGTCGACTCACCGACGATGGGAAAGCGTCCCTCGAAAAATGTCGGGCCGTTGATCACCCCGCAATAGTCCTCGGCGCCGGTGGTCGGGTCCCACGATGCATAGACGCTCCACTGTCCCGCGGCCGCCGCATCGATCCCGTGGAACCGTTTACCCGTCGCCGGCTGCTCGCCACCATGATAGGGCAGGATGATCTCGACAGCCGATGAGTCAAATGTCGCCTGGTCGGTGCCGCCATAGGCATAGACGTTGTTCTGATCGTCCCGGCAGAAAATTTGCTGGTTGGCGGTGCAGATCGCGGTGATGTTGAATCCGGGATCGTACTCGCTCCACGCCGTGATTTTGGGGCCGGGAAAATCCGAGAGGATATAGATGCGGTCGGGCAATACGATCCAGAACCGCCCGGTGATCGGCTGCAGGATCGATATGATGTTGCTCATCCATCCATCGCCCTGGGTCCGATAGAGGTCCTGCATCACCGGATCGAGCGGCGAGCCGACGTCGGAGACCGATGCCGCCAGCGACGCATTGCGCGCGCGCAGTGAGCGAATGCCCGAGGGGTTCACATAGAGGACATCACCGCTGCCATATTGCAGCACGCTCTTGGGTGCTATCGCCCCGGCCTGCCGTAATGTCTGAATAAATTGGGACTGCAGCGGGTCGGGGTCGATCTGCCAGGTCTGCACCGCGGTACTACTGAATATGGCGAGCTTGTCATAATACGCCTCCAGCGCCATGGCGTTACTCATGTCCGGATCTTCAAGGCTCAGATCGATCGTGCCCGATCCAGTCCCCGCCCAATCGGTCGCCGAGCCCACCGCCGAGAAATAAAGAACCGGGCCGGCGACCGCATAAATCTTCGTCTTATATGTCCTCGCGTAATACCCGTTGGCACCGGCCACAATGGAACCGTTATAAAATCTATCGATATTGGCCCAGTTATTTGTGTAGCATACGCAGTAAAGCTTGCCGTCAAACAGCGTCTGCGAAATGACCTGCTGGATCGATCCGCCGGTCGCGGCGAGTTTCAACGTGCCGACATCATAGGGTCCAGTGGGGTCCGTCTGTCCCGGGCCGCCGGGAGCGAGGACATAGAGTTTCTGATTGACCTCAACGAGCCCGACCGAGTTCGATGCGACGGTCTTGATCCGGACGAACGCCGCGCGCTTTTCGATTTCCCCGCCCGGGGTGAGGTGCAGATTCTTCAATGACCGCAACGTGCCGGGAGGAGCCGTGAGCGAACTTCTACGAAGATCGAGCCCTGCCGAGAAGTTCGTGATCGTCATGTAGGGCATGGTGGCTCACGGAATGTAATCGAGCCCCGGCACCCATATGCGGCCGTAGTCGCGGTCGCGCCGCGAACCGCCCATGTTGTAGTTGAGTTTTTTATCGGCGCCCTGGTCGGAGCGCAACTTCTTCAGATACTGCTGCGCCTTCGTCAATTTCAGCTGCGCCACTTCCGCCTTCTGCGTTGCCAGTATTTCGACCGCGGCAAACATGACGATGGCCTTGCTGTCGATCACGCACAAATCAGTGTCGGCAATCAGCGGCGGCAGCGGCGCCTTGCCTGCCACACGCATCGTGCCGTTGGCATTGGGGACCGGCAATAGCATGATCTGCCCGACCGGATTGGTCGGGGTTGCGCCGGTGGGATCGATGACGAGACTGTTGCCCCACCGCGTCGGCGTTCCGGTCTGCGGTGGGCCCGGCTTTATCTCAAATGCCTGAATGCCGAATTTCAGAAGTTTCCATACGGTGCCCGCGGTCTCGGTCCAATAAATCGCCGTCACCAGATTAAACGGCATCGTCGGCGGATAATCGTACAAATTCTGTCCAGAGTTGACCGGCAGATCCAGATATGTTCGCAGATGGAGCCAATCATACTCGTTGTAGAGCTCCTGCTGCTGGCGGCTCAACTGATAGTCCTGATTCTGTTGCGCCTGGACGCCCTGTTGCGTGTTCATCGACTGCCCGGTCTCGGCACGCAGGTCGAGGCGGAGCTGGGAAAGGGGAACGTTGAGGGGCATTCTTCCATCCCCGCTCTTAACTGCGCTGCAAAGTATTCGGTGATGGGGTGAGCTGCGACGGCTTCTTCGGCTTGAACACCGCCGGCCCCGGATCCTCGGTCGGGTGATATTCCGGATCGTGCGTGGGGCGCGGTGCATCCGGAATCTCGGCTATCGCAACGCCCTCGTCATCGACGTGGCGCTGGCTGATGCCGTGGCCGGGCATCGTCAACTCCATACGGAACACCCGGCCGGGGAACACCTGCTCGACGACGTTGCCGTATTTGGACCAGAGCCGCCGCTTTTCGTCGGCCGGGTTAATGCCATCGGCGATCGCGCACGGCTTGATGTCGTAAATGTTGTCCTCGCCGTGCAGGACGGAGAGCACCTGCACCTCGGGCCACGACAGCGGGTGATACGAATCATAGACATTGATGTGCAGGTTCTGGCCGCTGAGGTTGATGCGGCAGGTGCACCAGTGCATTGCGGCCATGGCGGGCTCCATTCATGGATAGG